CAGCCGAAAAAGCTAAGGTGACTGTTAATCATTGGGTCGCTGGTTCGAGTCCAGCTTGGGGAGCCACTTCCAGCCGAAAAGCCACACTGTTTCAAAGTGGCGGTTCTGACTATCCGCCAGTGATTGCCTCTTTTATTTTCTTTGCCTTCCTGACTTTTCGATAAATTCCTACTCCAGCCGCTGCCATTGGCAACCCTACTGCTGTCAAGATTAGCTCAACGCCACCGGATTCTACAGCAGAATTGAAATATTCAAAAAAGATTTCCATTTAATAACTCCATATCATCAAATCTTCTCTGTCATCGACATGAAGAAAGCGGCTTGAACCAGTAAAAGAAAACCCATATCCACCGAACAAGCCCATCTGAATTCCAATTTCTAAGAGCCTTGCCCCATCTGCATTCCAGCAGGCTATGTCCACTGCTCGGCCTAGCACATGATAACCCGTACTTTTGGGTTTGCCGTCTTTCCATTTAGCCTTTTCAACCGGATGCTCTGGCGAGCGATAGGCTGACGTCAGTCTGATTGGTTTCCCGTAATGCTGGCGCAAGGTTTCCAACTTCGTCAAAAAGACTTCGGACATGCCACATTCACCAGTAAACTTGCACTTCAGCTCGTCGCGTGAGAAATGCTCAGAATGATCAACGTAAGCCATCAAGTCTCCTTTTCTGGGTAATCAATACACTCTTGAGAATACATTTCACCAAAAGCTTCTCGTTGAGGTAACGACATAATCTGAAGGTCTACATATCTGTGATTCTCGCGGTAATGGTCAATGACACAACTACAAAGTTGAATGGCAGATTGCATTGCCAAATTGCTAGTCATGCCTTGCATTTGATAGGTGGGAGCAAGTCGCAAGGAACACTGGTATGCCCAAGAAACCAAGTGAAGCGTTTTGTACTCAACAGGCAAAGCGTAAGCTGAAGTTGAAAGCAGCAAGGCCAAGCCTGAGAGAATCGGTTTCATTTTTTTAGATTATCCATTTTTTGACTTAGTTCGCTGATCGCAACGGTCATGTTCGTCAAAGTAGTGTTGAGTTTTTCGTGAACTGCTAAAAGCTGCTGAGACTGCGCGGCCTGAAGGTTCGCAAGTTTTTCTGTTGTGGCCTGTTGAAGTTGTGAATTTTCCCGTAATAGCTCGCTGACGCGAATATCGCTTTCAGAGTCCTTAGTTAGCCAAATATTTCGCTCCTTTTCAAAACCTCTTAAAAGAAATACGATCAGCCAACCGCTGAAGGTAAGTGAAGCCATGCCAAAACCTAAATCTTGGACTAATTGAATCATTGTGTTGGGTTCTGCTGGCATTGCTCGGCCTTGTTAAACGGTTAAGCTGATTCGATTTCAGCCTGGGTAAAACCTAAACGGAATAGTTTGCAGTTAGGATCTTCTTGAAGTTCTTGCTGATATTTAATTGTTGCACCATCTAAATCCGTTTCGGTTCTGACTCGGTGCGTATCATCTGTAATCCCTGTATCATCTGGCGCTAAGTCTCCTGTTCTGAACCAGTTCAGCCTAGTGTCCAGTAACGCTTGGTACTGAGTCTGCCAACCGGACAGGTTTTGATTTTTTATGTATTGGTAGTCGAATTTAGTGTTTAGGTGTTTGGGAATGCCTCGCATACCGATAATCTCCTTTAGTTTAGTGATTTCTAGGGTTTGCAATAAATGATAAGTGTTTGCCCAACTTGCCCAACCTTCATACGATGCTAGTGTTGAACGAAATCGAATGCTACTACAAGCAGGCCAGTTCTTTTTGAGCTCACTGATCCTTTGAATCATTTGTTTTGCTGTTGATTTTCGTAACAGTTTCTTTGTAGGGAAATGGCGATAACCAACAAAATCAACGCCTGTCTCGACAGGCTTTAGCGACCACCTGCTAATTCCCAGTTTTAATGATCTCTTTAAAAAATCTACAATATTTACACGAACAAACTGCAACCATTCCTTGCTATCCCCAAATATTAAAAAATCATCAACGTAACGGCAATATCCTTTGATTCTATATTTGTGTTTTAAGTATTGGTCTAATTCATTTAAGTATAAATTACCAAACCATTGGCTTGTGTAATTTCCTATTGGGCAGCCTTCGGCACTACTGATGATTTCTTTAATTAGCACTAAAGTGCGTTTGCATTTTATCTTTTGCTGAACAACAGAAAATAAAATCTGATGGTCAACACTCGGATAAAACTTCCGAATATCCATTTGCAAACAGTATTTATATTTTTGCACACAGCTCTGAGCATAGTTGCTGGCTCGGTGAAGTCCTAATTGTTTACGACAAGCAAAACTTTGCGCTAATAAAACCCTGTCCCAGATTGGCTCAAGGATCTGGATAATAGCGTGTTGGACGATTCTGTCAGGAGCAAATGGAAGCACATAGATTATTCTGCGTTTTGGTTTTAGAATCTCTTTTATACGGTATTGGCTGGTCTGGTACTTACCATCTACTAATTGCTTGCGGATTTCCGCCAATCCTACTTCGCTACGATTGTCAAATTCTTGGACTACTCGCTGCCAAGACTTACCTTTTCTTGCGTTACGATAGGCAAGATTTAAATTGTCAGCAGATACAATCTGCTCAAAAAGATTTCCGTGACGTTTCATTTTTTAGAGAGATGTCCTTCGCTCTCACTACCAAACACCTCTCCCACCGTTGTGTATTTTGGCAAAAGCCAAGGTGAACCAGCCAGCCAGTGGTGTTGTGGCCCTCTCACTGTCTCTGCGTGACCCGATGTTGTCGTTGAGATTCAAAGGTGAATTATTCCAATTGACACTACGTGACCTGCATTTCGTGCCATTGTTCCAATTGCTGCCCAAGATCCCGTGCTGTAACAACGGTACTGCCTCACCCTCCCAGAGGGACTTTTAAAATTAGTACAGGCTCCTGCTAACTCCGCGCGACCCGATGTCGGCGCTGAGATTCAAAGGCGAATTATACCAACCGACACCACGCGACCCGCATATCGCGCCATTGCTCCAATTGCCGCCCAAGAGCCCGCGATTTGGCACTGCGTATCCCTGACCCCGACCGATAGCATTAGCTCCATCGTATGTCGTTCCATCGGAGGCAGTGTCTTGAACTGCCCAACTAGCTGCTGCTCCGTTAGATCCCGTCTCGTTAGACCACTGCCACATTGCCCCTGCACAATCCTCGCAGCCGATATTTGAGATCATTCTGCGACTAGCTGTGTCACTGTGACCTCCCGTCGTTCCAGGGTCTGCTGATCCGGTGATATTCGTTTCTTCATTGCTCCCAATCGCCAATGCCATAAACTCTGCTTGCGTGGGCAATCGTTTTTCAATTTCCGCAAACCTCTCTACAAAATTATACCAGTGATAATCTGGGTTGCTTGCCCCATCCACAATTGTCTGATTGTATTTCGATTCCAGTGTTGTTGTATTGCTTGCTAGATAGATGTCTGCCCACAATTTGTCTCCCACATAAACCATCCCCTCTGGACTTGCTGTTGGACGGTGAGAGGCTTGTGTCCAGACGCTTCTGGGTAGAATATCGCCTTCTAGATAACCTGTTAGGGAATGTCCACTAATTGTTCCAACACCAACACAGAGGCAGTGGAATCCGCCAATTTTGCGAGAGTTTGTGGCACTTGCTGTTACACCTCCAACCGTTCCATTGGGATAGGTAGAATTTGAACTTAAACAAAAATTTGGAGTCGTTCCAGAACTTGGTTCTACCGCATAAACATAGACATCCTCACCATTGCGGTTTGCTGCTGTTGCCTTTGAGGTTTCGTTACTGGCCCAAGAACCTGTTGTATCCGCATCAAGTGTGGTTGCCGTAGCAAGTGTGTAAACAGTGGCGTTGATTCGTAGTTGCATCGCTGGAATATTGACTGTTGTTCTTTCAAGTGCAGTCCCAGAACCAGCATAAAATCCAACACTTACATCATTTCCACCTGTGATTTGCTGCTCTGCAAGATACCAGTTTGGGATTGTAGGCGGAACGGCCTGAACCGAACCTCCAAAACTGATTAGACCACCGGATTCCGTAGCCAAAGTCACACTGTTTAGTTGTATCTCTCCTGCCATAATTTAACTCACTACGTTAAGAGTGCCTGTTGTGTCGACATTGACGGTCCCAGTAAAATTTGCATAGCCGTGACTGATCACTAAATAGCCTCCCATCGTTCCGCTACCCGAAAAGGTTGTGTTGCCAATATACATCCGATTGGTTCCAGCACTAATCGCTAGCGAGTCAGAAACGGTACTGCTGTGTTCGATGTAGGAACTACCAGAGCCACCACCTCCACCAACAGAAGCTTCCAAGCTGATTAGTCCCGTAGCGTCATCATAGGTTAAAACATAATTGTCCTGACCTGCGCCAACGGTTTGGTCTGCGTCAAAGGAAAAATTTCCAATTGAAACGTTGCCTGTGCCATTTGGGTCCAGCGTGATATTTCCGTCAGTATTTGTGCTGCTGATCGTGTTGCCGTCGACTTGTAGGTTATCGACTCGCAAATCAGTGACGACTGAGGTTGTTCCAATCGTCACAGCATCAATCGCCCCTCCGTCAATATTCACTGAATCAGCCGCTTGCGTTGCGATTGTGCCAAGACCCAAGTTTGTCCTGGTGGTGCTGGCGTCATTGCTGGAAATCGCACCGGAGACCGTCAGGTTTCCGCCTACCGTTACGGCTCCNGAAGCTGCGGG